ACTTATAGCAACTGGTGAAAAAGCTGGTCTATGGGGAACAATAACAAATACAAATTTACAAATATTAGAACAAGCAGCTACAGGATATTTAAATCAATCCATGGCCTCTGGGGATGTTACACTTACTTTAACTAACGGTGCAACCTCTGATGGTAAAAATGCTTTCTACCAATTAACTGGAACTTTAACTGGTAATAGAACTTTAATTATGCCTAGCGGTGCAGAAAGATCTATTATTGTAAAAGACTCTACAACTAGAGGAAGTGGTTCTACACTTTTCTCTTTATCTGTGCAAACAGCTAGTGGAACAAGCGTTCCTATTCCAATAGGTGCAACTGTTTCAGTTGTGTCGGACGGCACAAACATGATACAAGGATTATTATCTAAAGGTTATGGAACTGTAAACTCAGCGTCGGTAACGACTTATATAGCAGTAGCTGGTGATCAACTTTTAACAAATACAACAACTGCTGGAATTACAATTACACTACCTACTTCAGCT